AAAAGAATCTGGTTTGTGGAAATAGTTGACCAGTTCGTGAGATTTCCTGATTTGGGCTGTAATCCTGCCGTGCTGGAAGCGTAAAGATTTGTCGTGGAACCGAGCGTAACGGTTATCACCCCGCCATTCGTCGCAAAACTTGCCGTCATATTCGAGTTCACGGTGACACTTCCTACGAGTGCCTGATTCGTTCCCCAATGAAGCGCGATGGTGTTGACGTTGGTGGTGTTTGCCAAAGTCAGATAATTGCTCGAAGCGTTTAGCGTGGTAATGGTCGCATACGGCGCAATAGCGGATATGACGGATGAGGTTGTGGCGTAATACGCCGCCACATTGGACGACTGCAAATAATTCTGGTTCGTCACAAAAGCAATAGTCGCAAGGCCGTTTGTTATCGCGCTTGTGACGGCTCCGTTTGTCGCAGTGTTCACATAGTTCGTCGTCGCCAATCCGTTCGTGATGCTCTGTGTAGCAAAACCATTTGTTGCCGTGTTCACATAAGCAATGGTCGCCAGACCGTTCGTAATGGACGATGTGACGAAACCATTGGTGGCTGGAATCACCGGCGCATTAGTGAATTTTGAATAGTTCAGATTGCTGGTCGTAGTTAAATAATTCCCCAAAAGATTATATGTTGAAGCTGCAACCGAAGATAGTATCAAACCGTTGGTAAAGGCTTTCGCATTGGTGTAATCGTTGATGGCCGCCAGATAAGTCGCCCATGTGTTTGCGTTTGTGGTGAACGCGCCCCATTGCGCCAGCGTAATTGCATAGAGGTTGGTTATGTAGGTGATGTTGGTCGCCGCAGGATCAAGGCCAACGGAATAAGAGTAACCGCCCGCCGACAAGTTCGACGAAACCAACAAACCACCGCCGTTGGTGATGAGTGTGATTACGCCGCTACCGAGCGCGGTCATGTTACTGACGGCGGATGATGTGATATATTTTGATGGATTATTTGAGTAGCTGTTGTTGACAATGTTTGTCATGGCAACCCCAGTCGCAAGGCCGTTTGTGACTGCGGCTTTCACCATTCCATTCGTAGCCGTGATGACGTATTGAGTTGAGGCAAGCCCGTTGGTGATCGTGCCGCCAACAAAGCTCGACGCTGACGCAACAAGGCTTGTTGTTTGTGAAGCAACCCCATTTGACGACAAAAGCAACTGAGTCTGTGTGGCCAAGTTGGTGTTCGACGGCGGGGGTAGTGTCTGGAAAACATTGGAGGCTTCGCCGTTGGTGTCCGCGTATTGAGAGAAATTGCTGATGGTCAACCCGCCAGCATTTTGCAACAGAGATTCGGTGATGTATGAGGCCGCAGCGGAATTAGCAAGTGTGACGGTTGGGGCTGGCGGGGCTGCAACGTGAAGTGTTTGCCAGTTTATCATGTTGGTAGAAACATATATTTCTACGCGGGTAGTTTCACGTCCTCTGATAGCATAACTCCTTGATGTAGTATAAACTATTGCGGTAACAAGAGAAAAGCTAGTAACGGGTTGAAGCTCTACAGAGGGAAGGACAGAAGCGTCTCCGCCTGTAACGAATTGGAATGTTCCGGGGGCGCATAAACCGTAACCAAGAAGGCAATCGTCGTTTGTTCCGAAGGTAATTGTGTAGGTCGTGTTGACTTGTAAAAATTGACCTAAGTAAAACTGGCGGACAGAATAATAAGACCCCGCAGGTATGACGTTTTCAAACGGCACTGTTTCTTGAATTTCGTAATACTGATTGGTATAAACAAGAGGATTAGTGGACTGTAAATAATAATTCCCATTTGCCAATGATTCACCCGCACCTGACACAACATAGTATTGCTGTCCTTGTCCTTGTTGCTGCTGCAAAACACCATTTGCCGCCCCAGTGATGGCAAACGAAGGGTCTTTGTTGGTCGTGAATGTATTTTGCTTGATGCCAATGGGCGTCTGCGCCAAAGCCTTTGGACAAAAGATGGCTAGACAAAAAATGGTAAGACAAATTTGGGCTATGTTTTTCATTCGCAAAAGGCAATGACCGTCACCGTTACGTTTGTTGGTATTGTCCCATTGTCGGTGAAGGTGAAGTAGCATGAAGATGACGAAACATAAGTGAACGCCAAAGAAATGTTGCCACCACTTGAATAGCCTGTCCCATTGTAATAAACCTTGAGCGATGGAGCAGAACACGCCAGTCCGTGTGAAAAATACTGTTGTATTTGAGTTCCGTGCGCGGGCGTAATGAATGTTCCTGATTGCCATGCCACCGAAGTCTGGTCAACACCCGAACCGATGGTGTAAGTTATTCCGTTGGCGTTTGTGCTACCTTGAACTGTTGCGCCTGTGTTTTGTGTAATCGAAGTCACAACATTCGTGGTGAGCAAAATCGTGTTTGTTGGAACACCAGACCAGTTCGTGAGATTCGCGCTGGCTGGTTGAAAGCCGGTAACTGCTCCGCCATAAGAACCGAGGGTGGCTGTGATAACCCCGGCGTTGGTCACGAATGAAACTGTCATATTGGATGAAAGAGCGATAACACCGACAAACGGTTGGCTGATAGGCCATGTCTGGGTGATGGCGGTTGCGTTGGATGAAATCTGCGTCTGCAACGAATTACTTTCCGAATTCAAACCCGTTGACGTGATTAAAGAGTTCAAAGAATTACTCAGGGAGTTCAGTGTGGTGTAGTTGCTCAAAATACCGGCGTTGGTGTAATTTTGTGCAAGCACCCAGTTGGTCGTCGCCAATCCGCTTATGATGGCCGCTGTTACAAAACCATTTGTTGCCGCGTTCACATAGTTCGTCGTCGCCAATCCGCTTATGATGGCCGCTGTTACAAAACCATTTGTTGCCGCGTTCACATAGTTCGTCGTCGCCAATCCGCTTATGATGGACGCTGTTACAAAACCGTTCGTTGTGGGGATGGCCGGTTGATTGGTGACATTGTTGTAGTTGAGATTGTTGCTTGAGGTCAAGTAAGTCCCAACTGGCTGATAAGTAGCCGCTGCGGTTGCGGCAGGCAACAGGCCATTCGTGTATTGCTTTGCATTGGTGTAATCGTTGATCGGAGCAACATAAGCTGACCAAGACGAGGAATTAGTCGTCAGTGCGCCATACGAAGCGAGACTGGTTGCATTTAAGTTTGTCACATTGACATTGTTCGTGCCGGTCGCCGTCAATGAAACCGTGATGCCCGATGCAGACGAATAAGATGCAACGACGATGCCTTGGCCGTTTTGAATTTGCGTGACAACATTGCTTCCAAAAGCCGTGATGTTGTTTGTAGCTGATGGGGTCAAGTAGCTGGACGGATTGTTTGAATAAACCGCGTTGGCTTCATTTGTAACCGCCGTCAATGAAGCAAGTCCGCTTATGATGGCCGCTGTTACAAAACCATTTGTTGCCGCGTTCACATAGTTGGTTGAAGCAAGGCCATTGGTCACGGAAGCTGTTACCAGCCCGTTTGTTGCGGTATTGAACGCGGCGATTTCGTTTGTGACGAGCGCATTGGTCGCCACTACAAGCTGGTTACTGGTCACAAGATTCGCCGGAAGGTTGGTTGCGGCGTAATTCGTCGCCTGACTGTATAAGTAAGCCGCCGCGCCGTTGGTGTCCGCATAATTAGCGTAGTTGTTCGTGTCCAGACCGCCAGCGGCTTCGATGACTCCCGGTGAAAGCGATGCGGTGATGCTGCCTTGAATTGCGCCCGTAGCGATATTCGTCGCCAGATTCAGCGCGTCGTAAGGGTCGTTCGTGGTGAACGGGTTGTAATAAAACTGTGTCGCGCCAAGCCGAAGGCCGAGCAGCAACGCCGCCGTTATGAGAAACTTTTTCATAGCCAAGTTTGTGTGATGGGATTCCAGTTATACACCGTCAGGGTGTCCAAGTCGTAATAAATGCCAGCCCCATTCGCCGGTTTCTGTGTTAGCGGAACTCCATGCCCCGAAATGTAGTCCGAACCGAGCGAAGTTGCAATCACACCGCTGCCGATTGCGGTTGTATCGCTACCCCAATAACCCGCCGGATTCCAGAAATACAACGCCCTGTTTGTGTAATCGAAATATGTCCCCGCGTTGTTGGCGGGCGTCGGCGTGGCGACGGTCGGCGCACCTGAACCGGCAAACGCCTGCCGCCCGGTGCAGATCACAAACGATCCCGTGGGCGTGATTCCGGTGTCCCATTGCGTTCCGAGCCACAGATAAAATTCTTCATCAAGGACATCCCAATAAATACCCGCCAAGTTTCCTGGGTTTTGGGTTGTCGGCGCGCCCGACGCGGCGAACATCTGTTTCAACAGCACGGCTGGCGGTGTAGGTGGCGTAGGCGGAATGGGAATGATTGGTCTGGCAAATTCCGATTGCGGCACAACCGAGGCTTTTTCGGCCAAGCCCATAAAATTACACGAGCCAACCACCGTCACCCGAACTTGAAAATCATATCCATCACGATATTGAGTGCCGGAAACCGACGCGCCGCCGATTGGATTGCCAAGCCCCATCCTGACGGCATAAGGGACATTGCCTTTGGTGTTGTCCACGCTCCACGAATACCACGGATGCCACAACGTATCGTAATCCGGCCTGAATTCGACCATGAACCCGACTTGTCCGATGATGTTCTGGACATAAACTTCTCCGTCTTCCAACCGCAATAAATCGTATTCACCCGCGCTTTCATTCCGGCCAAAAAGCACCGAGGATTCAAACTGCCATGTCGTCGTTGTTGTGCCGGTAATGTCCTGACCGTCGGCCGTCATCAACAATTCCGAAAAACCGATGGTTGTCCCGTTTGATGTGAATGAAAAACAGCGAACTTTGTTCCCGAAAATTCCCGTCATCCATTGCAAGGTGTTCAATCCTGTCCATTCCCCCTCCCAAACTGCCGGAGATTTGTTTTGCAAATTGCTGACCGCATCAAGATTCATCACCGCAGCATTTTGAAAATATGCGCCGTTGATTCCGCTGACGGGCGAACAGCCAAAGATGACGCGGTTATCAAATTGTATTGCCGAACAGAAATTGATCAGGCTCGGATTATCACTATCGAGTGCCAAGTGAACTTCCTGACTGCATGGTGTGCTGTTCCATTTGTAAAAGTCCAATGAAGCAATGGTCATGGAACGGATACCATCAGGCGCGCGAAACAGGATGTCGCCGTTCACCGGAATTGTTGACCACTGCGATAATCCGCCAGCGCCAATAAGCGACACTGTGACAATCGGAGTTGTCAGACTTGGCCATGTAGTCATGTCCGCCGGGGCACTGACGCTGAAAACGCTTTGCGTCGTAAAAACTTGAAGCGGCCCCTGCCCAAGCTGGACATTCATCGTTGGGGCGACAACCAACGCCCTGATTGTGCCGTAGTTTCCGGGGATGCTAAACGTGCCGCCGTTGGACAGAAGCGTGTTCTGCATCGTGTAGAGGATGGCATCGAGAAAACCGTTTGCCGCCGTCCCGCTGGAACTACCAACCGCATCACCCGCAACAAACTGAGTGCCGTTGGGAAGCGATGTCCAGATTCGTCCCTGACAATATGTCCACGCCTTGCCGCAGGGTATTCCGATTACAGTTTGAACGACGACATTTTGCAACACAATTCCGGCGACGACTGAATTGTTTGTCAGGTAATAGGTCGTAGCAGTAGATGGTGAATCAATAGTGCATTGCAAATTAGCCGCTGGACTGGTTGTGTTACTGCCGACAAAAACAGTCGCTCCCTGTGTTGAAGTGGTCGGATAAGACGCACCTCCTGAAAGCACAACCGCCAATGCTGTATTCGGAAAGCTGTAAGTTAATCCTGTCCCGCCAATGGTTCCAATCGGAGCGTAGCTGACAACCGGCACTGTGGCTTGCGTCTGGTATTGAAGCGTGATGGCGGTGATTTGAGAATTACTTCCGTAGGGGTCGGATGGAAGCGGGATGGTGAAACTGCCCGCCGCAATCATGGACGGCGTGATGGAATTGGAAGTCACTTGCGCTGTTTGCCCTGTGGGTTGTAGGGGACTACCATAGGGTGAACCCACCACAGCAGCCCACTGTGCGACTGTTGCGACTGCCACCAATGAGCCGGACACAAATCCGGTTGTATTTTGAGCATTGTTGGCATCGGCGGTATTAACGGTCGGGTTTGGAGAATACGCAATCGGATAACTCCCGCCGATATTTATAGTCGGATTGCTTATTGGGTAATTTGAATTTTGGAGAAAAATCGTGTCCCCGGTTTTAACGGTTCCCGTTGCCGCCGAAGAAAGCAACGCCCCGCCGGTCATTGGCGGAACAATCGTAAGTGCCATTTGTCCGATGTATTGCCCCCCGGCATAGGCAGGCGTAACAGGACTTATCCCCACCGCAATACCCCCCGATGGCGCATAAAGGGCAACCGGAATGTTGAAGAACTTCGGGTCAATAGTTGTGATGTCCGTCGTAACTGTTGCTACAATGACACCGCCAGAAACAGGAGCTACAAGCGCGGTTCCATTCGAGAATGTTCCAACGACTTGTTGCAGCGAATACGAGCGGAAAGATTTGTTGCCGTCAAACACAAGCGGGTTTGGCGTTGTCCCATCCTGCACGATGAGATAATTTTCCGCTTGGTCAAGCCACGCTTGCGGCGCGGTCGCCGAGTTCAAATCAGGAACGCCCGCACTTATGATTGGCGTGTATTCCTTAACCGCAATCATTCCTGGTGAAGCAACGTAAGCTCCTGCAATGCTGACCGAGAAATCCGGCGTGAATCCGAACAACCGTCCGCTGATGAGCGCAAAGAATGTCGGGCCGGGAAGAATTGAACTTGCGTGGGGTTGATACGCCTGTGGTGTTGCCCCTTGAAAAACACCGTTTTGAACGAAGTAGGAAACTGCCGCACTTCCACCGATGACCGGAATCCCGCCATCCGAGAAATTGTAGGAAAGGATTTTTGGCATCGGGCCGATAAAACCGCCGCGAACCGTTGAGTTCACCGCCCACGCGAGCTTGTCTTTCTTGAGCAGGTGCGGGTCAACCCCGCCGTCAATGCCGCCCAAAAAGTTGCCGAGAAAATCTTTCAGAAATACAGACTTTGTTGCGCCTCTAGCCATCAATTCATATAACTACGCCTTGTTTTACGAATTCGCAAGATGTATTGTTGGCTCATGCTCAAATACGGATTTGATTTGGACAACAACCTTGACCCGCTTGCCATTGAGCTTTCTGTTTTAGCTCAATCTGATGCATCCCTAAAATATCACGGGACAAACCGGCTTCAGCATTATCTTAATGCCCACAAATTGCTCTGGCCGGAAGATGACCAACATCGCTGGTTCGTGCAAGGAATGAAAGCCATCGTTGAAAATAAGGTGAGTGTATTTCTTGGATCGGCCAGTTGTGTTTCGGGTGACACCCGAATTTTGAATCCTCTAACCGGAGAACAACCGACAATACGAGAACTTTACGAAAAACAAATCGCTCCAACGGTGCTGACACTAGCGGGAGCAGCACAAGCGGGCATCCCCTTCATTAAAGGTGAAGAAGATTTATACGAAGTCGTTTTGGAAAACGGACAACGATTCAAGGCGACTGCATCTCACCGCGTCTTAGCCACAAATGGGGACTTTTGCCACGTCTCAAATCTCCGGTTCGGTTCCCTGATTCTTTCATACGAGCAAAACCTTCAGGACTCCAATTCGGAACACAACCCTTTAACTCTTGTGCTAAATGTTCCCGATTCTCTGAAAAAAGTTGCAAGTTTTCAGGAGAATTATTCTGCTTGTTCTTGTCCCGATGATGAACGACTTCTTCCGGCAGCAAAAAACGGCCAATCATCTTTTCCATCACAAGACGATGCTCTAAAATATAAGGCGTATGCTTCCGGCGGTGGGGATGATCAGGACAATACACCGTCGCATAACCGTCCTTGTCGATTATTCTACCTCCCTTCCAAGCGTAGTGGCGTTCAGCCTTTTTGCTCGTCAAAAAATCTCGCGTCACGCCATGCTCGCGCAAAAACCTTTTTACATGACGCCCCCCAGTTCCAATCCGACGACCAATTTCATCCAAACTTGAACCGGACTGTTCCATTTCAAAAACCAACTTCTGATTTTTATGGCACGCACTATTTGGATGAAGTTTTGTTTTCGGGAATTTCTCACCAGCAGCCTTTAAAACATTCCGAGTCGCTGCAATCTTCATGTTTGACAGTCGAGCGGTCACAACCAAATCTCTGTTCAGATGAAGAAAAAGAGACAAAATTCGAGAATCCCTTTTCGCGTTCCGTTTGTAATAATGAGTCATATCGTTTCAAGGTATCACAATCGCGGGTGGTGTCAATAACTAAATCCCACAAAGAAACATTCTATGATTTGTGTGTTCCAAACGTGCATCATTATTTTGCGGAGGGAGCAATCCATCACAATTCGGGAAAAACTTATCTGATGGCCGCTCATTGCCTGATAACTTTTTGGGCTTTCCCATTCACATCGTTTGCGCTGGTTTCCTCGACGGATATGCGGAGTCTTGACCAGAAAATCTGGGGAAGGGGAATCAAGTGGCTTTTCAATCGTGCGCGGGAGCGCTACGGCTGGCTGGACGGCTACCTGCTCGAATCCGCAAGGGCGATTGTCCCGGACAAAATTGACGATGAAGGCCAATTCGCTCGACTGCTCTCTCGCGGCATAGCTTGCGTTCCTTGTATTTCAGGCGGCCGCTTCGTTGGCATGGGAAAATATCAGGGTGTTAAAGCCCCTAGCTCGCCCGGAAAGCACGATGGACTGTTGACTCATTACGGAGATGAATCCGCTGTTATGGAAACCAGCTATCTCGACGCATACACAAACTGGACTGTGGATGATAATTTCAAGGGCGTCCAATCTGGCAACCCGACTGACATCTCCGACCCCCTTTGCACCGCCGCCGAACCGATTGGCGGTTGGGACTCATTCATTGACAATGGTAAAACTCAAGAGTGGACTTCGCGTTGGCATGATGCCCATGTCGTTGCGTTCGATGGCAGGGACACCCCAAACAATGACCAGTCGGAAACAAAATATCATTTCCTGATTTCAAAACCGTTTATCGAAGGGCTGCGAAAAACTTATGGCGACGATTCATGGCAGCTTTATCAGCAGGGCATCGGCAAACCGTCAAAGGGGATGGTTTCAAATCGCGTCATCACCATCGGTCTTTGCGAACAGCATCACGCATTTGATTCTGTTGTCTGGAAGGGAACGCCGCGAACGAAACTCTACGCTTTAGACCCGGCGTATGGCGGTGGCGACCGTTGCGTTGGTGGCGAGTGCGAATATGGTGAGGACAAGGACGGCAACATTATTTTCTCGGTAGGCACACCGGAAATAATTCCAATCCGACTGAACTCATCGCTCGATGCCGAAGGACAAATAGCGGAGTTCATCAAACAGCAATCCGACCGGCTCGGTATTCCACCAAAAAACATTTTCTACGATTCATTTGGGCGCGGCACACTCGGATCGTCCTTCGCAAAGCAGTTCGGTTTTAACTGCCCAATTCCTGTGGACTCCGGCGCGCGCCCAACTGACAGGCCGGTGCGATTCGATTTATTTGTGGACGATGGAAAGAATGGAAAACGGCTGAAACGGTGCGATGAACAATACCAAAAGTTCGTAACCGAATTGTGGTATTCGATGCGAGAAGCCATTGAGTCAGATCAAGTGCGGTCTTTGCCGATGGAAGTCGCCCAAGAAGGCCAGTGCAGATTGTTCAAAACTGTTGCCGGAAACAAAATCGAAGTCGAACCAAAAGAGGACATGAAGGAACGGTTAAAGAAATCTCCCGACCTGATGGACTGGTGTTGCGTAGCCCTTGAAGGTGCTAGGCAACTTGGCTTCCAGATTCAGCGCATTGGCCGGAACGTGAAATCCACAGCCAACGAGGAAGATTATTTTACAAAAGAATCGGAAGAATGGAATAACGCTATCAAGGCCGGACTTTTGAAACATTGACAAAAATTTAATTTCTGATAATCTATGCTTAATGGATTAGGACTGGTCAACAAGTTTTTCTGATTTGAGTTGTGTATATCTTAAAATCCTATAACAATCCTCTGCCGAACAATTATGTTTATGAACAGACTGAAGGCGTCCGTCACCGTTTCGGAGCAAACCCAATCATCGAAGAAGTCGTTAAGGCTGTCAGTTCATTTCGAATCGCCAACAATCTTCCCCGTTCCAGTCTGTGTGAGTGCCTCGAAGACGTTGACCGCTTTAACTGCGCCGTTCGACAAAATGACGAACGATTCTGCTGGAATTGCTCTGAACCTTTTGATCGCGTCCACCAAAATCACCACTTCATTAAACAAAATTGTGCAGGCTGCGGAACGCCTGTAAAAACAGATTAAATTTTATGCCCCAGACCGCCGAATACTGGAAATTGTATAGGCAGCGAAACAAAGAGAAGATACGCGCACACAACAAAAACTACTATCTAAAAAACAAAGATCACGTTTTAAGCACGGGGAAGATTTGGCGTAACAATAACCGTGAAAAAATGGCGGAACTTAACAAGGCGTGGAAAGCGCGGCATCCAGAAAAGAAGAAGATTTGGTCGGAACGGTCAAAGATTTGGAGGAAAAAAAATCCCGAAAAGGTGAAGGCAACGAAGTTGAGGTATTATTATCGCCACAGAGAACGTGACCGAGAAAGACTTCGCCCCAAAAGACGAGCTTACTACCAAAGGCCAGAAGTCAAAAAGAGAATTGCAGAGCAATCAAAAGCGTGGCATAAAAATAATCCAGAAAAAGTGCGAGAGAAATCGAAGCGTTGGGCTTTGAAAAACAGGCACAAGATACGCATTTATGCTGCCAGCGGAACTCAAAAACGTCGCGCTTTCAAACTCGGTAACACAATAAACCCTGTTGCGATAAATAAATTTGTAAGGGGGATTCGAGCAACAAAACAAGTTGCCTGCTACTATTGTAAAAATAAAACCGCTGGCAAAACTGCTCACATAGACCATATTGTTCCATTGAGCAAAGGCGGCGCACACAGTGTAACAAATCTTTGTGCGAGTTGCCCTAGTTGCAATCAACATAAACACGACAAGCTGATTCAGGATTGGATGAGGCTTGGGCAACAAGTATTGGCACTATGAATTTCAGCACGCCAGAAAAAGTTTTAGAAACGATTAGGAGCGGCGATGACGCCGAGTTGAAACGCGGTCGTAACAGAGTCCTTATCAACCGTGCTGCCAATAACGAACCTCTTTTAGATGAAGATGAGGCCAAGCGGGTCGGCATGGAAATAAATATCCGGTGGGGCGAGTTCATGGGTGCGCTCTCCCATGCACGCCGACAATACATCACAAACTTCTGTTCACAAGACAATTATTTTACCGTGTCCGTCCCCAAAGCACCGGAAGAAGTGCGATCTGATTGGGGCGATTTCATCACCGAATTCATCAATGACGTGATGAAGGAGGGCGAGCATGAATTGGAATACTTTGAAGTGCATCGCTCCAAATGGTCGGGGGTCGTCAGTCACGGCATAGGCCCTATAATGTGGGAGGACACTTACAACTGGCTTCCGCGATACGTTGCCATTGAGGACTTGCGAGTTCCCACCGACACCGAACTTTCATTCCGCAACCTCACTTGGTTTGCCGTTCGCATACCCTACACGCCGGGCGAACTATCGCGTAAGGCGTTTTCCAAAGTCAAAAGCAAATTCAAGTGGAACAAGAAAGCTGTCTCGGCCATTTTGGAGAATGTCAAAGAGTGCAATACCACGATGGCCGAAAATAACTACGACTGGAACACCGTGCCGGAGAAGTTTGAGGAATTGCGGAAGCAAAATGCCGGTTACTGGTCTGGGGACGCCATGCCGACAATCAATCTTTGGCATTTTTACCACGAGGACGATGACGGTAGTTGGCATCTGAAGGTCGTCCCTGAAAACAACACGTCAGGTGTTACCGCCGAGGCTGATGACAAATTTATCTGTGAACATGAGGGAGCGATTGCACCAAGTTGGCGTCATATTTTGCACGTTCAGTTTGGTGACTTGAATAACAAAGCACCGTTTTTGTATCACTCCGTCCGCTCGCTCGGATTCGCCCTGTTTGAACCGTGTTACTGGACGGATTTTACCCGTAACCGGCTGCTCAAACACATACTCGACCAGTTCAACATTTTGCTTCGTATTGCCGACCCTGTTGATCGCGCACGCGCCCAGATTCAAGTGTTCCAAAATCTCGGCGTAATCAAGCCGGGAGTGTCCATTGTGCCCGCCGCCGAACGTCACCAGATTGATTCCGGTCTCGCTGAAATGGCATTGGCAATGGGCAAGCAATTACAGCAGGAAGCATCCACGGCCTACACCCAAAACATTGACACCGGCACGAAGAAAGAACAAACCGCATTCGAGACGGGCGTGAAAGTCCAGCAGACAAATGCCATGCTGTCAGGACTAATGTTGGTAGCGCGTATCTACGAGAAATCTGCCGCGAAAGAAATCTGTCGCCGGTTCTGTCTAAAAAAGTCCGATGACGAGGACGTGATGGCTTTCCAAAAGGCTTGCAAAAAGCAGGGCATAGCAGAGGAATGGATTGATGTAAAAAAGTGGCGCGTGGAAATCACACAGCCGCTCGGTGGTGGCAACCCCACAATGGCAATGGTGGAGGCGGAGAACGCAATGAAGTTACGTCCCATGCTCGACCCGTCCGCCCAGGCCGAGGCGTTGCACGACGCAGCAGTTCAAATGGTCGG